GCAAACGGGATGACGCAGAGGTTTAGCGTGTCGGGCCCATAAAACACACGTGTTTTATCAGGTCACCCGGAAGTCGGATGTTCGAATCATCCTCCCGTTAATTTTTAGAATCTCTCCAGATTGTAAAAATTATACCTTTCTTTTCAACTGAAACACGTGTTCTACGACAATACTCGCACCCATGAACGTCAAAATCGCGTTATCGTATTGAAATCCGTACGCCACGATCACGAAACCCCAGATAAACGCCAACAGATCCGTCACTGGCGCCGCCATGTAACTACAGTTTGATTCGGTTGGTAACGATGCCTCCATAATTTGATAATATGCGTACCCAGCGATAGTGGATAATACCAATGCATACGTGTGTTTACTCATGTGATAACCCCACATAAAAAAATAACCTCAATATATATAAAATGTCTGGTGGTATTGCCCAACTCGTCGCCGTCGGTGCCCAGGATGCCCATATTGTCGGCCAGCCCGAAGTCAGCTTCTTCAGATCTAACTATCGTCGTCACACGAACTTTGCCCAAACCGTGGAGCGTCAAGTGCTCCAGGGCGTTCCATCCCCGGGTGGTATCTCCACCGTTCGCTTCGAACGCAAGGGGGATCTCCTCGGTTACTGCTACATTACGCGCCGTACCCCAACTGCGATCGCCGCATCTGACTGGATTAACAAAATCAAAAAGGTTGAACTCTTGGTCGGGGGTCAAGTCATCGATGAACAAACGTCCGAATTTTCTCAGTACATCGCGCCAGTTACGATGGCTCAAAACTATTCCAAGTCTACCGTGGCCGGTGCCGGTGCCGCTTGGTCTTTCTATCCACTCCACTTTTCGTTCTGTGAAAACTGGCAATCCGCGATCCCATTGATTTCTCTTCAATATCACGATGTTGAATTGCGTATCACATGGAACACCCCAGGTGCGACTGACTACGAAGTTCACGCACAATACATCTATTTGGATACCGATGAACGCACTACTTTGGCGGGTACTCCACAAAACATGATCATCACCCAAACGCAACGATCAGTTCAATCCAATACCGCCATCCAAGAAGTCAACTACAATCACCCGGTCAAGTACCTCGCGGCTTACAACCCAAGCAACCTCGCTTTCGTCAACAGCAAGCTTCGTTTGCAAATTAACGGCACCGATGTCACTGATGCTAAGCCAGTGAACCCACACTACACCGCGTGCACAAAGTACTACCACACCACCGCAACCGAGGTACGAGGTAGTGACGAAACCATGTTCTTGTACCCATTCTGCCTCGAAACCTCCAAGTTGCAGCCAACCGGTTCTCTCAACTTTAGCCGTTTGGATTCCGCGCGTTTCATCGTTGATTCCGGTACTTTCGACGCCGATGTGTATGCCGTCAACTACAACATTCTCCGCATTGAAAACGGCATGGGTGGTTTGATGTACTCGAACTAAATTTATTTACACACTAATAACAAATGCTTTGGAAGTATTTGTTTCTTCTAGGTTTTGTTTTCGTACTCACGTATGACCCCAAATCCAGGACACTTGAAAAATTCATTTCCCCTATCAATCAGGAGGAAGCTACTTAAAAAAATTCAACGTTTCTATTACACAAAAGTATGATCTCTTTTGACAGAGAAACACTCATGATTGTGGCCATCGTTGCATGCATCGCGGCTACCGCATACATGTACAAAGAGTACACGAAGACTAAGAGTGATATCGAAAGTATCAAGGGTTTCTGTAATAAAATCGTTCAAGCGCACACACCACCTCCACAATCACAGCCTCCACGTCAAGTCACGGAAGAGGAATACGAAGATGAAATTGAAGAACCAGTTCCTGTCAAGAAAGTTGTTGCCGAGTCCCAAGATAATTAACATCTCAGACGATTATAACTTGCGACATCGCAATGAAAAAATATAAATCGATTGCAGTACCGGTAACATTTACAGGAGATAAACCAAGGTTCCTCACAGTAAGAGATAAGCGCTTTAAAGACTGGATATTCGTGACCGGAGGGTGTCGCAGAAGAGAAATCTTCAACCCTATTCGCTGTGCTCTTCGTGAACTCGAAGAAGAAACTCGTGGTGTGGTTTCTTTAAAGAAAGGCGAATATACAGAATTTAAATTTACAGTAAAAGAGAGTCCAACTGTGGAACTCGAATATAACGTGTTTGTGTTTTTCGTAAACTATACAAAACCCGAACAATCCGAACTCATAAAAAAATTTAACGACGAAAAGCAAAAAACAATAGCTAAAAAGATACAAAAACAACCAATAAAACGCACACACGATGAAAACGATTTCATGTCGTTCGACACACTCCAAGAATTTAAACTTAAAAAACAATGGGATCGAATCACAAAAAATGTACTCGAAAACCCAGAATTCTACTCGTGTGTTACATCTTTGAATAGAAAATCCTTTGCTATTAAATAATGAAGTCTAAGAGCTACATTTTAATGCAAATACACGACTTGCTCGTAAATAGACACTCTTATACGCCTAAAAAGGCGAATATGTATATAGAAGAACACAAAGAAGATAAAGTGTACGAACTTTTGGTTTTGAAAAAGAAACTTAGTGAGGATGAACCGCAGTGTCCAGATGTATCTTACAGGAGAAGCATGTGGAGAAGCTTTGAAGATGATGAAGAAGATTAAAAGAAATAGTCGAAATAATGGTAAGTATGTTCAAGGAGTGGTGCAAAGAGCATGGCTTTCTTGGAAAGAACCCCAATCCATCACACGTGTTCATGGACGGTGGAATACTGTCCGTACCGTTTGATAGATTGACAGAATTTTATGAAAAGTATGTTGAAGCGGTGAAATCGAATGAAAAGGTGTATCTCGTCGAACAAAAGACAGTAGACGCATACAACTTTTTTGTGGATCTGGATTACAAAGATGACGATATTCTCACGGTAGAAGAAATTAACCGAGTGTGTAAAGTCATATGCGATAAAGTAAGTAAATATGGTGGAAAGGATGCACTCGTATGTGTTTCTAAACCAAAGAAAGTGGGTGATTACATGAAAACAGGTGTTCACATAAATTGGCCAAATTTTCCTGTAAATAGATCATCAGCTTTAGCTCTTAGAGAACACGTAATAAACACACTTAATGTAGCGTATGGGTCAAAAGACTGGAACGAAATAGTCGACTTATCCGTGTATGGGAGCACTGAAAGAAACACACGGGGTAGTGGGTTTAGAATGCCATTTTCACATAAATGGGTGACACACAAAGAGTGTGGTGGTAAAGGGTGTAAGAATTGCCAAGGGGGGAAAGAAACACAGAGTGAGTATCTACCTATACTCGTCTATAAACATGGACCACTCGCGATGTTCCAAAATATATCACCAGAGCCTACACTCGAAATCATGCAAATGGCAACTCTTAGAACCGAGTCTAAAGTTCCAAAGATCATAGAAGGTACCCGAACAAAAGTTGAGGGGAGTTTCAGTGCAAATCAAACAAAGGATGAATTAAAAGATCCAGAAACGTGTGCACTTTTGGAGACGTTCATTCGAAAACACATGGAAGGGCAGTCAAATGCAAGAATTAAGAATGTCTACAAGGAAAAAAATAGTTATCTGGTCGCTACCACGTCGAGATATTGTGAAAATACGAAGCGTGCACACGGATCAAATCACGTATGGTTTCATGTATTAGGAGACACCATATTCCAAAAATGTTTCTGTAGATGCGAAACCATGAAAGGGCGCTTCTATGGATTTTGCAAAGATTTCTCGGGGAGAAGACACCAACTTCCACCCACCGTCGTTGAAAAACTCCAAGTCACTAAATACAAACCCCCGCCAAAGAAAAAGACACAAGAAAAAGCAAAAGAAGATGTAAGGGGTGATCTAGAGACATACATCAAAAAATACATGGTACAGGATGAATCCCTCGAAGTTCAAAAAATCGATACCCAAAGAGGAAAAAAGAAAATTGTTGCCACAAATCACGTGTGCCCAAAGTGTTCATCCCTATGCACGTTTGAAATTTTAAAAGATGAAATACAGAAGATGTGTAAATGTTATAACCGCAAGCATAGGCTTATAGATAAAATAACATCTAAATTATAAATGCTCGCTGTCATCTTCTTAATCGCGGTGATTTATGTATCTTCTAAGATGGTAAAGTGTGGAAGTGACCCAGACGTACTCAATGGGCTCATCAAAGAAACACACAAGTACTCCGGTATCAATGGCATTTTGTACAGGGAGTTCCTTGCAAACATAAACATGGCGAAGGAATTTAAGGGACACGATGACATATCCAGGAAACTCCTCGAACGGGCGATTCAAAACTTAGAAGAACTCGCACTTTACACGACAGCTACAGACACACCCGTCGTAGATGAAATAAACGATATCATAACAAAGATTGTAGAAGAATTTGAGAACATATATAGACGCACTTAAAGATGTAATGAGTAAATAACATAAATGTCTTCCATTAGAACACGCTCAGGACG